TAAAAAATACCCCCATTTTAAATTCATACCATTAGCTCAAAGTGTGGAGCATCAATAAATGGGCGTCTTCCCTGAGAACGTCTTAAATCAACGTAGGCGTTCATGGCATCTTCCATGGAACCATCCCACTCTCTAATGTCATCAATGTGCCAGGCTGCGCCCCAGCGGAGTGCTACACCCTCTTCGATTGCGGCCGCCTTCATTGCATCGGCAACTTCATCATACACATTGAGTTCCCAGACCCCACGGCCTCCAACATAAGCCATTAAGTCTACTGCAAGTCCGTCAAGATGCTTACTCTTCATTGTTTGACTCGCACCTTTAGCAACTAAAGCCTTTTGTTCTTCCAGAGTTCTTAACCCTTGGATCACTCCAAAATCGACCTCAGTCAATTCGATGGCACGGCTGACAACTCTAACCATGTCATCATTAACACCTTCTAATTTAGAAAGTGATCTGTTCGATAATTTAAAAGCCATTTTTTAATCCTTTTCTTCTTCAAAATTAATTGTAACGTCATCTGAAGTAACAGATACGTTATATGAGTCACCAAATGAAACATCAGAAGTATCTAAGGTAAAACTCATACCATCAGTCATATCCATGTTGTTAAATTTAACAGAACTTATATCATAGTCTCCCGAAAAAAGAAAATCATTAGAACCAGTAGTTAGTGTTATGGTGTCTTCTGAAGGTACTTTTTTAGGAAATTCAACAATTTTTGCAGTATTATCTAAACCATTAAGTCTATTATACATTTCTTCTGCACTTAAAGAATATTCATCAAACAATTCTGCGCCTGCAGTAGAATCATAGTCTTTATCAAACACACTATCGATATGTTGAATTTCACCTTTCTTAATCCATTCAAATCCTGAGGCGATCAAAAAGTTTTCGATTTTCTCCAACACTTCACCAAGTGTTGCCTCTGCCGCATCAAATGAACAAGTAACAACATCTTCTTTACCATCGTCATTATGTACACTATTAAAAGTGTATTTTTTACTATAGTTATGGCCTTCCATTATTAATCTCCTGATTTATTTTCCTCTGTCTGTTTATATACGCCTGTCGTTGGTAATATTGTTTCATCCTTGACCTTGCATCACGCAATGCAATTTTTAATTGATTTACATTTCTCTTTTTCATTATATACTCCACAATTATATAGGTTATTAAAAAAAATTGTCAATCGTAATATCTGCCTTATATCTTGCAATATTACTCTTATTGTGTTTTATATCATTACTATGAGTGAATGGCATATCATCGCACCACTCATAATCTGTTTCGCCTGGCCGTTTGATTTTCCACTGCAAGTTTTCATCCTTTGGATATTTATTTGTCCAACAACAAGTAGAATATTTATTCATATACTTTCTATCTTTTTTAGTCAGTGGATAAATATATCTGAACTGTTTACCCCAAACTCTTGAAAACCCCATTTCACCCATTTTAGCGTCATTTGGTCGAGGGCCATACTTCGTATCATCTCTACCCATCTCTTTCTTCATCTTCCTCTGTATAGTCCTAAAATGCACCTTCTCGCCTGTCTCAGAGACATATACATCAGACCATATAAAACCACCATAAAGAAAGTTTGCAGATTGGTAAACATATCCCGGCTTTCCAACTATTCCGTCTGCCCAAGTATAGAGATATTTTACATCTGTATTTTCACGCATCCACTTTACTGTTTGAGATAACATTTGGGATTCAGAATTTCTTGGCATAGAATCATCCATACACATCTTTCCAATCTCAAAGTAATCAGAAGTTGTCAAATCTGGAAACATTTTTTTAATTGTTCCCATAGGATTAGTTCCCCACCCTAAAGTTAAGACCCCAACTAACTTATTATCTAAGTGAAACCCTAGATAATGTTTAGTTAGTCGAGGCATAACTGCAGAATAATGACGTTCTGCAACAAATACAGAAGCGTTATTTTTATGAAGGGGCCTTATGTCGTACATCAAATAACCTTATAATCGCCCATAGCGGTTCGTTGTTTAACTTCATTCCACATATTATATTGGTCTAGATAACTCACCATATTTTCTGGAGTTGTTTCAACATATGGGTCATCGTCACTTCCATCGTTATTAATACCTGCCTCTTGCCGCCAGTGTTCAATCTTGCCGTCATTAATAACACACATATATCTCCAACTACGCATACCAAAGCCTAAATGGTTTTTACCAATTAACATTCCCATAAATCGAGTAAAGTTTCCAGAACCATCTGGAATAACTTTTACATTTTGAATGTCCTGTGCTTTGGCCCATGCATTCATAACAAATGCATCGTTAACCGAAATACAGTACACTTCGTCAATACCATATTCTTTAATCTTTAAATAATTACTTTCAAAACCAGGCAATTGATATGTAGAACAGGTAGGTGTAAATGCGCCAGGCAAACTGAATAAAACTACTCTCTTGCCTTTAAACAATTCATCACTTGTTACATCTTCCCAACGATATGGGTTTGGGCCTTCGATTGATTCATCTCTGACCCTAGTTCTGAATACCACACAAGGTGGCGTAAATCCTTCTATCATGCTGCTGGTTCTCCTCTCATCATAAATTTTCTTTGCTTTCTAAAATCACCCCATACCTCACTCGCCTTAACCTTTATAAAAGGTTTATTGGTTTCTGAAGTATTTGGATTTGGAATTGTAAGAACTACATTCTTTCCTTTTTGCCAGGCATCTCTCTGACGAATTGCATGTTCAAGAGTACCCTTTAATCTTTTAGTTCTATTCTGCAGTGATACACTTCGGCGTTCACCCTTAGATGTATAATTCTTTCCTGTTGATTTTCCACCCATTAATCTAAATCTCCATATTCTTTAAGTCTTTCAAAACGAAATGATCTCCATCCCTCTTTTTCTAAATCCCAAACAACAATAAGGTTTGGGTCTTTTTCTTTTGCAATCGAACCTTCAACTTCTACTGGATTATCAGGCCACGGCACGATCTTCGGGTCTGTCGTGCAATGCATTACTCTTAGAGTTCCGTCTGCCTTTTCGAACACCACTCGTTGCGGGCTTTCTTGTAGGATTGCCTTTAGTGTTGGTGCGTCCAGATTTGATATTGGGCTTTGTTGTTGCATTTGTTCTATCATTATTTTTCACCTTTTTTGTATTTACATTTTTATCATTATCGCATGATTTTTTATATAAGTCAAGATAAAATTTCCAATGTTTTTCAGTATCATTATATCTTGCATTATATAATATACTCCAATCATCTATTCCCCAAGATAATACATGTCTACCATGTTTTGTTTCTTTAGTAATTGCATACTCTGCGCCAGATGGGCCAGGAAATTTTATTTGTTCATCAATTAAACTGGTGTCAAACTTTTGTCTGGGCGGGGGTGGGGAATATGAGCGAGGTTTCTTTTTTGGTTTTGCAGGGGCTGGTTTAGGGCCCTTATATCCAATCTCGTACCATTTTGGTTCTGGTGGTAACGATGCTGCCCGAGCGGCCTCTATCTCTGCTTTAGCTCTACGCTTCCTCTTTTGCTTTGGTTTTGAGGATTGAGTTTCGGCCGCTCGGGCGGCTTCCATTTCTGCCTTTGTTCTTCTTTTGCGCTTAGGTTTCGTTTCCGTCTTCTTCGCCATTATCATTACCAATCAATTTTTCTACATCTTTGTCATCAATAACTTCACGGATATCCATAAGTTTTTCTCTTCCAATCAAATCTATTATAAAATTTGTTAAATCGATTTCTTTGCGAATGAAAAACATTTTATGATTTAATTTTTCTAACTCTCGTTGATAATATTCAAGCTCTTTTTCTTTTCGAACTTTTTGTTCTATTATATCAGTCAGAAGTATTATTTTTCTTTCTTTAGATTCCATCTTACATACAACAGTCTTCGTATTAATGGTGCCGGCAGAGAGACTCGAACTCCCGACCTATGGTTTACAAAACCATTTGCTCTACCAACTGAGCTATACCGGCGTATTCTCTATTTCACTTTCTCTTTTTTTAATCCATTCCTTTAATTCGCATACCTTTTTAACATACATCTTATATGCTTCATACCATTCTGCATCTCCAGTAAGCATCCATTGTTGACTACACTGGTCAGCATTATTAACTAAATTTTTAACTATGTTTTGGTATTTGTCTCTAAATCCAAGTGACATAACTATTCCTACTCTTTTAAAGTTAACTCTAATTTAATTAGAATGGGCTTTCCGTCAACTATCATTGCAGCATATGTATCCCCACTTTGAATTTGCAAATCCTTGGGAGACTGACTACTATTTAAAAGTATATTTCCTGCAATATCAATATCAAAATTTTTCTTCGCTGTTTCCATTCTCATAATATATATACATCCTTTACAACTGATAAAAAGTATATTGACATGTAAGTTCTTCGCCTGGCCAAATATCTCTAGTGGCAACAATAAAGAACCTACTATCTTCTCTAATCTTTACTATATTCGGCTCATCAGAGTGATTATAAAAAGCACCCAATGGAGTTCTTTGCAATTCTTCTCCCCAATAAAAATGTGAAATTCCGATCTCTGTTCCTTCTTTGATCGGTTTTACACACCAAAGACCAAGTCCATGTATATCTGATTTTTTTATTGTTACTTCTTCTGGTAGGGGTTTATACATCTTGTGTCCTTACTATGGATTGTCTTCTGATTTGGGTACATCAAATACAAAAGTTATTCTTTCGACATCACCTACATTATGTGCCTGATGGTATTTTTTATTATCAAACCAGAAGAAAGTGCCTGGCTCGATAGTATGCCATTCACCATCAACTTCATAATCATAACTGCCTTGTAGAGAAAGATGATATCTATCCCTACTCAAATAATAAGTTCCTTCATCTATATGTTTACCAACCCACTCATCAATACCCAACTTAAAAAATGCAGCTCTTGATAATTGTGTTATTCCTTGACTTCTTAACCATTTAGAAACTTCATCATATTTATCATAGAGCTCGGTCTTTTGAGTTTTTTCTGTATTCTTTGGACTTTCTCCTGGCTTTACAACTGCCATAACTAAAGGTAAAAATCCATATGGGTCTAGGTCACCGCCAACATCTTTGCCGTCTGATTTTAAATTATTAACATACTTCCAGTCGTCTGAGTTGTCAAGAACCTGTTGTAATATTTTACTTACATCTAAGTTCTTTTCTATAAATCTAAAATTACTCAATTAGTATCCTACTCTTTATTTGGCTCCCAGAGAGGGGTTCGAACCCCCGACCCAATGATTAACAGTCATTTGCTCTACCAACTGAGCTATCTGGGAATAATCCTACTTGGAGTGAGTGACAGGACTTGAACCTGCATTATACAGATTTGCAATCTGCTGCGTAACCATTCCGCCGCACTCACAAATTGGTCGGGGTAGCTGGATTCGAACCAACGACCCTCTGCTCCCAAAGCAGATGCGCTACCAGACTGCGCTATACCCCGATAAATTTTTAAATACACATGACATGCAGTCTTTCAAACCCTTGTCCTATGCACAGGAAAGCGGGTGCATCTACTCTCATGTGTACTTAGAAATTTATTAGTGTGGGCAGGGTTAGGATCCTGCAACGAGTCACTGACAAACTTCCTGTCTAACTGGACTCATACCTGTCTGCATCCGCTAAGACGAACCGCTAAGTTCCTTCGACATTACCTTATCCCCATTTGCAAGGGATTATTCAGTCACCACAATCCATAGGCCGTCACCTTGGATTTTTATTTTTGGAGCGGATGAGGGGAATCGAACCCCTGTCATTAGCTTGGAAGGCTAAGGTAATACCATTATACGACATCCGCCTAAACTTCAACATCAACTTTACTAACTGGTTCGACTGTTCTAATCTTTCCAGTTTTGTCGTATGTTCTATAAACTTCTTCAACTCTAACAGAGCCTCCAAAGTCTTTGTGCGTTACTACAATGTTATGAATCTTATCACCGACATTCAATTGTCTAACATAATCACTCACAATTCTTACTGGTGGTACTGGTGATACTTGCATTATAGTAACTCCGAATAAAAGGGACAGTAGGTGTTTTACTTTTCGCAGTTTGAGGGGTTGCTAGGCCGCTTTATTTTCTTATACATTAGTCGCCTCTTCCTACTGTCCCGCCCCTGTTTAATTCTGTTGGTTTCTAATGAGGGATTTCCAACTTCCCACCTGAGTCTTCTATTTAGTGTCGTTTTCAGGCTTAACCGTGTTTTTACTCACTCGACAAAATCGAGCGTCCGACTCGCCCGATATTAATTGGCCTGCCCTGAGGGATTCGAACCCCCGACCCACAGCTTAGAAGGCTGTTGCTCTATCCAGCTGAGCTAAGGGCAGATTTCTATGTTTCATAAAATAGTCATTACAAGTATTAATGTACCATAAATGTTTCATATATGAAACATTGTAACATATATGAAACATATTGTCCATCTAAATTCCTTTCTTGAAGAAACTTAAATTGGCAAAATACATGTGTTCGTATCTATTCCACTCTTCATCAAAAATTGTTTCCAACTTTTCTTTAGAAAACTTTTCATACACAGACTCAAAAAACTGTTTCTTGGCAGAATCATAATCTAGCCCAACAGAATAAAGTCTACCTATATTATTTTTTACTTCAGATATTTGTGACATTGTAACTCTCCATCAAATTGGCTTGAACAGGGATTTCTTTTGTAATAGTATGAAGTTTTTTTATGATCGTATCAACTTCATCTTCTGTCAAGTGTCCCTTAATATCATCTTCAATAATGCCAGGCAAATTTGCAAATTCTCCATTGACGAATACGGCGATCTCATAGGGAGCATTTTTCGAACCATATGCACCTTCACCACTAATAACACTCAATTGATGATGCTCACCAAAGGATAATAATGACTGGAAACCGCCAGGCATGTAATCCTTTTCAATCATTTCAAAATTTGCAAGTTTCATTTTAAATAGTCCACTTCCTTTGTTCTTCAAAAGCGATTTGTGCCGCTTGATAGTAATCACGATCTTCATCGTTCATGTGACTGAAGTAAAGTCCAACTTTATCCAGTTCAATCATAAACTCTTCTGGCGACTCAATATGTCGCTGACTTTCTAAACTCTCTTGTACAGTATCCATAAGAGTTTTTATTTTTTCTTGTATTTTTGACATTTATAATTCTCCCCAACTATATTACTTATAGTCGAAATGCCCCTTCATTTCACCAACTTCTAAAGATTGGTATTTTTTTCCTTCAGACTTAAGTTTTGCAAAAACATCTAATGCCTGCTCTTCCGTTAGTGCCTCCCAACGAAACTTTTCTTCACTAAGTCTTTCTTTCACTTCAACAAAAAACATCTACACTCCTGTGAATTCGTAAGGTTGGTTCCACTTACCAACGTTGATGTCAGTGTAATGTGATCTATGGAAATAGTCAGTCATTGCATCATCGTTGTTGAAGTAGTTAGGGCCTTTCATTGCCGCTAACAACTTGTTAAGGAACTTCTTAGCAACACCTTCGTAATGTTCATCAATCCAGTACTCATTGACTTGGATGTAACGATCACCGTGAGTGTAGTTCCCAGAGAAGTCGATCTCACCCGCTTTGATATTTACGCAAAGAGTTGAGTGGTTATTGACAGAAATACTGCCCTTCATACCGAACTCTTTAAGGACTGCTTTGATAGCAGGAGCAAGTGATTTCTTCATTTCTTGTGATACATAAGCCATAATTTATTTCTCTCTCAATTGATTACATATATAATATAATACATTTTAGAGCGAATGTCAAGCCCTAAAGAAGAATTTTTTACATATTTCGTCAGTTTTTTCCTCGCCCAATTCCCATTCGTAGAGATAACTCTCTAATTTTCTATAACAATATGCATCCGATTGAATATCAAACGGTTCTGCATCCTTTTTTTCGACTTGGTACATGGTTCTGAGGGCGGGAATCCAGCTACAATCGTAAATCATCATAGCCTGGTTTAGTGCAGATTTGAAGGCACTAAGTTTTTCTTTATAATATTCTTCATAATACGCTTCGATGTCGGGTTCTGGATAATCTGGCTCATCCCAAAGTCCATCTTCCATCAAACCAACAACATAATTACTCATCTTCGACATATCTTTCACCTCTTTTGTTCACTACATTTTATATAATACTGTAAAAATGCGATAATGTCAAGAATATTTTATATTTTTTAGTAATCTGTTAGATATTTTGTCCAGTATTCACTCCAAAGGTCTGTAATAAATTCTTCAATTTCTTCTTGACTCCAGTGTTCAACGAGTTCTTTAGATTTCATACACTCATTTTTTGCATGTTCTAAACTTTCATACTCCTGCACAATCTGGATTACAATTTCTTCAAACGCTTCTTCTTGCTGGCATTGACGTTCGGCCAAATACATTCGGTTAGACTCCCAAGAATTTCCATCCATGAGTGTTAATAAATGATTCAGACAGGCCTTTTTCTAATGAAAAAGCTTCAATTTCCCAAGGACGTTCTTCATATTTAGTTTCTGAGGGGATTTGGCCACCCTTCCACAACTGATGCTTGACTGAATGTTGTATTAATTCTTTACGAACATACTGTTTTACATGAACCATCTCATGTAAAATTGTTTCAACAAAGTCTTTTGCAGATAATTTGGAATCAACACGGACAATATACCAACGATCATCATCGTCAATACAATCTCCCCAGATGCCTTCTTTACCATTTAAGTCTGGAATGAGTTCAACTTCGACAACAACGTTTCTGTGGCGAGGAAATAAAATACTTTTAGCAAAAGTTACCGCTAACTCTGCCAGTTTTCTTTTATTTTTAGTGGAACCTTTAACATAGAGTTCTTCAAAATCTACCATAACAACCTCTAACTGTTCCCTATACTATTAATATAAGTACTCTACATACAAATGTCAAGCTCTAATTTAAAGATTTTTTATTTTTTTATCAGGTTTTTTTGTCAATTCTTTAACTATTTTATGAAACTCGACTGAATCTTCTGGAATTACTTTTTCCATTGTGTTTAATAAGACAGTTGCGCCCATACAGAAACCTTCATAGTGTGCTTTTTTCCAAGTTCTGGTGAGTGCAATTACAAAGAATAACCCGATGGTGATTATCATCCACCATTCTAGGTACATATATTATCCTTTTTAATTATATTTACTAAAGTAATCATTTATGAAGGAAGGAATTCCTTCTAAAACAAAATCTTCTTTAGTTTCTTGATATGATCTTACCGTTAAACCAATCTGTGTCAGTATCCATTCAAGATGTTCTACACGTTCTTTATTTTCATTCCGTCTATAAGGTAGAGGTGGATCACTAAACAAATCTAGTTGTACTTCATGCATAATATTCTCCATTTTATTTATTATTTTTTAAGAATATGCCTTCTCTAGAACCCAATGCATTGCAGATTCCCAACCATCTCTCCATGCCTGTTTTCGAAAATCATCATCCACCCAAGGGCAATTTTCAAATCCAAGTCCTTCACGGCACGCTAGTGCGCCTTGTTGAAATGCTTCTCTATATTTCACAATAGTTCTTTTATTATGAAATAAACTTTCTTCTAAGTTTTCCATGTTACTAGACTTGTTTCGATAAATCTACCACAATTCCAGTGTTCCATTTTTCTGCTTCACTGATTGCATCTTCTTTATTGTTAAATGTTAGAAAGGGAGAGGCGGAGTTCCAACCATTCCCTTCTCTGACATATTCAAATTCGCCCTCATCGATTTCGATTCGGACTCCATATACTATACCCATATTTAGTTCCTTTTCAAAAAACTAATCGCCGATGTGATTCCATTTTAATAGTTCAATCTGATCTTCGTCATCCTTACGAAAACGTAAGTATCCATTATCGATGAGTTGATCTAAAGTGCTTTCGATTGCTGCAACATCACTTTCTTCTTTGTTTCCACGGCCCCAAATGAAACCAAACACAGTAAAAATGAATGCAGTGATTAACAACCAAGATTCCATTGACATTTTTTGTCTCCTTTAAGATTTCGATATAATCTAGTATTCTTCATCCGCAAGAGCATTAAGTTTGGGAAGTGCCCAAAACATTAGAGTCAATCCAAGAAGTGAACCGAGAATTGCTTCCGTAAAGGTCGCAGTATCCTGTTCAAGTCCACCAACAGAACCAAAAACTAACAACATTCCAACCACAAATCGAATCATAATATAGTCCTTTCTTTATTTCACTATTACATTATGACAGATATAATGAAATTTGTCAAGCTGTTTTTCAACCCCAGTCTTTGAAGTTTCCGTCTTCTTCGTTATCGTCATATCCTGCTTTGTAGGCCATGATTTCTTCGGGCGTCATATCATCAATCGTTATCACTTCAGATTGATAAGTAGCTCCTACAAAGTAGTGAGGCTGGAACCCTCTTCGATAATAGTTATCCGCACTTCCTCTATCATAAGG